GCCTCAAGGAGGCGCAGCGCCTGGGTTATGCCGAAGCCGATCCGGCCTTCGACATCGAGGGCAATGATACCGCCCACAAACTGTCGATCCTCACCAGCCTTGCTTTCGGAACGGCGATTGCCGCCGACGATATCTATCTCGAAGGCATCACCAATATTTCGATCGACGATATCCATGCCGCCGCCGATCTTGGCTACCGCATCAAGCTGCTCGGCGTTGCGCAGCGCACCGACAGCGGCATCGAGCAGCGCGTGCATCCGACCATGGTGCCGCTCGATTCGGTCATCGCGCAGGTCGACGGCGTGACCAATGCCGTTGCCATCGAATCCGACATTCTCGGCGAATTGCTGATGGTTGGTCCCGGTGCCGGCGGCAACGCGACGGCATCCGCGGTGCTTGGCGATATCGCCGACATCGCCAAAAGCCGTCCGGGCGCCCAGCACGTGCCGGCCTTCGGCCGTCCCGTCACGGCGCTGTTGCCCTACAAGCAGGCGCAGATCCAGAGCCATGAGGGCGGGTATTTCATTCGCCTGAAGGTTCTCGACAAGACCGGCGTTTTTGCCAGCATCGCGACGCGCATGGCGGAAAACCGGATTTCGCTGGAATCCATCGTCCAGCATTCCAAGCAGCACGTCGAGACCGGCGAACCGCAGACGATCATTCTCGTCACCCACGCGACGACCGAGGAATCGGTGCGCACGGCTGTCGCCTCGATCAAGGGCGAAGGTTATCTCGTCGGCGAACCGCAGGTTATCCGGATCGAGCGGCCGAAGACGGCCTGATCCGAAATCGCAGATGAATGTCTTGCGGCCCCATCCGGCTTTGTATCCGGGTGGGGCCGCTTTCGTTGTCGTTTGCGCCTGATGCAAAACCCGCGTACGAACGGTCAAAAGTCATGGGTGTACGATGAGTGATGTACCAGATCCCGTCCAGCGGGCGTTTCTCAATGTCGAGCGTTCGGTGACCGGTCAGCGCTGGGTGTCCAGGCTCGATCAGGCGGGGCAGAACCGTGCGCTTGCCATCAGCCAGGTTCATGGCTTTTCCGACCTCATCGCCCGCGTGCTGGCGGGGCGCGGGGTGACGATGGACGATGCCGTGGAATTTCTCGATCCCACCATCCGCTCGCTGATGCCCGATCCGGGCACGTTGACGGATTGCAGCAAGGCCGCCGCCCGCATCATCGCCGCGATCAAGGCGCGCGAGAAGGTCGCCATTTTCGGGGACTACGATGTCGATGGCGCTGCATCGTCGGCATTGATGTTTCGTTTCCTGCACCATTTCGGCATCGACGCGGAAATCTATATTCCCGATCGTATTTTCGAAGGCTACGGCCCCAATCCCACAGCGATCAATCAATTGATCGACAACGGCGCCCGATTGATCGTCACCGTCGATTGCGGTTCGACCAGCCACGAATCGCTCGCCGCCGCCGAGGCGCGCGGCATCGATGTGGTCGTGATCGACCACCATCAGGTGGCTACAGCGCTGCCGCCCTGCGTGGCGCTGGTCAATCCCAACCGGGAGGACGATCTGTCGGGGCAGGGGCATCTGTGTGCCGCCGGTGTGGTCTTCCTCGTTCTCGTCAACGCGGTGCGCCAGTTGCGTGAAAGCGGCGACAAGCGCGTCGCCTCGTTCGATCTGCTTGCCTTGCTTGACATAGTGGCGCTGGCAACCGTCTGCGACGTGGTGCCGCTCAAGGGCCTGAACAGGGCCTATGTGGTCAAGGGGCTGGTTGCCGCGCGGCACATGCAGAACCCCGGTCTTTCGGCGCTGTTTCGCAAGGCGGGGCTCGGCGGGCCGGTGACGCCCTATCATTTCGGGTTCCTGATCGGTCCGCGTATCAATGCCGGCGGACGGATAGGCGACGCGGCACTCGGTAGCCGGTTGCTTACGCTGGAAGACGAAGGTGCAGCCGAGGAGATCGCCGCAAAGCTCGACGAACTCAACCGCGAACGGCAGGTCATGGAGGTCGCCATGCTGGCCGAGGCGGAAGCCGAAGCGCTGGCGGAATATGGCACCGGCGAATCGGCCTCGATCATCGTCACCGCGCGCGAAAACTGGCATCCGGGCATTGTCGGCCTCCTGGCCGCACGCCTGAAGGAAAAGTTCCGCCGTCCGGCCTTTGCCATCTCGTTCGACGCGAATGGCAAGGGAACCGGGTCCGGCCGCTCGATCAGCGGATTCGATATCGGCAAGATCGTTCGCGCAGCAGTCGATAACGGTCTTCTGGTCAAGGGCGGCGGTCACGCGATGGCAGCTGGCCTGACAGTCGAGCGCGCCAATCTCGGCAAGCTGCGGCACTTCTTCGACGAGAAGGCGCAGAGTATCGTCAAGGACCTTGTCTCGGCCGAAACGCTGAAGATCGACGGCGCTCTGGGGGCCGCCGGCGCCAATCTGGCGTTGATCGACCAGCTTGAGCAGGCAGGCCCGTATGGGGCGGGGCATCCGCAGCCGATCTTTGCGCTGCCCGCGCATCGCCTGCGCGATTCGCGTCAGGTCGGCGCCAACCATGTCAAAGTGACGCTGGAAGGCCAGGACGGTTCAAGAATAGACGGCATCGCATTCCGCGCTCTGGAAACGCCGCTTGGCGATTTACTGCTGTCGGAGCGTGGCACGTCCCTGCATGTGGCCGCCTCGATCTCGGCCGACATGTGGCAGGGAACGCGACGCGTGCAATTGCGGGTGATCGACGCGGCAAATGCGTTCTGAACGGCCGTTATCGGCGTCTTGGAATTATCTGACAATGTGGGGAATTCAGAGAACCATGGTACGCCCTAGGGGAGTCGAACCCCTCTTCCCAGAATGAAAATCTGGTGTCCTAACCGATAGACGAAGGGCGCATCAGTGGTGTGGGCGTCTTATAGTCAGACATGTTGAATGCTGCAAGCGCTAAATCGCATTTTTTCAAGGATTTTTCGCAGTAAAATCAGCAGTAAAACAAGGGGAGTTTGTGTGACACGAAAACGCCGTCCATGCCATTTTTCACGGCCAAATGACAGATATTCTCGATCAAGGGGAGGTTCACAATGGTACGCCCTAGGGGAGTCGAACCCCTCTTCCCAGAATGAAAATCTGGTGTCCTAACCGATAGACGAAGGGCGCATCCGTTGTGTGGGCGTCTTATAGTCAGGGCTTTTGAATACCGCAAGCGGCAAATTTCATTTTCCTGTAAAAAAGTTCTGATAAAGGGCAGTGCCGTGGATAGATTGATAATTTCTAGCAAAAACAGGAGGTTGGCGTCAGCTTCTGCGGCGGCGGCAGCGCCAGTTCCAGTCGCGGGGCTCTCCCGTATCGATATGAACCGATTCCGTGTGACAGTAGGTTCCCACCCCGCCACGCCCCGGAATTGTGCGCAGATACGCGGCCAGATCCCACTTGCTGACGCCGGGCACTTGAATATCGGCTGCCTGGCAGGTCGTGTGAAGCGAACGGCGGCTTCCGCCAGCGCTGGCATTGTGTTTCAGGTCCCGCAGGCCGGACGTTACCATCACCTGGCGGCCGTAGTGGGTCTCGACGACTTTTAACACGCGCAGAAGATCAGGCTGGAAACAGCCGGTCTCGACCTTTTCGGTTTGTAGCCACAGTCCGCTCGGAGCGAGACGCGCCAGGCCTGACAGCGAGGCCACTTCGACCGCAGCACTTTCGTCGTCATGTGCCGGTTCGGAATCCTCGACGGTTGCAAACATCGATGTGGTGCGAACGCCGGGCAAATCCGTGAAGCCGAGCGCGGCAATCTGGCGTGGCTTGGCATCTGCAACGTCGCGCTTCTTTTGACCCGGCGTCTTGGCGAACCGATCACCATTGAACTGGTTGCGGTTCTTGCGTTTGGCCGCGAACAAGCCGGCAAATGTCAGGGTCTTTTCCGCCTCGTCAGAGTTGCCGCCGTCATCCGGCGCGGTTCCCGAATCGGGAAGAACAGGCACGGCGCTGTTCGCCGCATCCGCGGATGCGGTCTGTATCTCTGCGGGCTGTTGCATCGTGCGCATGCCGTCGCCGCTGGCCGGGATCGGTACGGCGACCGGAAGAGGCGTGCCGTCGGCGCCAATCCCGGCGTTTGCAACCTGTTGCGTTGCCGCGGCAGTGCTTTGGGTATTGCTTGCGCCTTCAAGCGGCAGAGGGGTCGGATTGACCGGCGGCTGGCCGCTGTTGAAAAGACTGTTGCTGGCAGGATTGACGCCCGTCTGCTGGCCGGAGGGCAGGGGCGCACTGCCTTGCACTGCAACCGCATTGGGTGTCTGGACGGAAAAGATGCTGCTTGAGGTCGCCTTCAGCCCTGTACCTTGCATGGTCAGCGATGCCGGTTGTCCGTTGCCGGTGGCAGGAACCATGGCTCCTGCCTGCGCCGGATAACCGGCGGGCTGATGTTGCCCATAGGCGCCGGCGGCTGCCACCTGCTGATCGGTATAGCCGGCTGGCATTGCCGCATCGGCCGCAGCGGCGACTGGCACCACATCTTCGGCGACCTGGGCAGCGTCCGCCGTTTCCTTGGCGGCCGACACGCAGCCGGACAGCGCCAGCACCGAAACGGTCAGGGCGAGTGCGCAGCCGAAACCGCGAATCGTCGCTGCTTTTTGCAGAACATGACGCAACGTTGGATCCCCACTCAATGCGGGCCGGGCGGAGTTTTCCGCCGTCATGGCCTTTCATCAGGAAGTCACAAACCAAACTGCCGGCGCGCCGCTTTGATGGCCATGCGCCGCATCTTTCGGTTTGACCGGTTCAACCGGAAACAGGATCGCGCCAGCGAAAAGCGGCAGTGCAAACCCTGGTCCCTTAACGTTTCGTTCAAACATTAGTGAACGCGCCGTTGTTTGTAAACCTGCGCTAACGCAGGCGACCTCTTCCGCCGGACTGAACGGCGTTCATCGTTTGACGATTGCACCGGTTTGACCGCGATCTCCGGTCAAACCGCTTAGAAATGAACCAGGCGATATTCCGATTCTAGCGCCGTCAGCGACGGAAGAAGCACAAGGTATCGCCTGTCCACATTGCGCGGGGCTTACCAGACGCCGGTATTGCCCATCGAGGCCCATGGTTCCTGCGATGGCATATGTTCGCCCTTCTGCAGGATTTCGATCGAGATGCCGTCCGGCGAGCGGACGAAGGCCATATGACCGTCGCGTGGCGGACGGTTGATGATGACGCCGTTGTCCATCAGGTGCTGGCAAGTCGCGTAGATATCATCGACCTCGTAGGCGAGGTGTCCGAAATTGCGTCCGCCCGTATAGTCTTCGGTATCCCAGTTGTAGGTGAGCTCCAGGCACGGCGACAACTCAGCCTTCGCACGGTCGAGATCACCGGGTGCGGCAAGGAAAACCAGGGTGAATCGGCCCTTTTCATTCTCGTACCGGCGGATTTCCTGAAGGCCAAAAAGCTTACCCCAAAAATGCAGTGAGGCGTCCAGATCTTTGACGCGAACCATCGTGTGCAGATAACGCATTGTAATGTCCCTGTTTTGCTGAAGGTAGGTTATATCTAGCTGACAAACAGCCAGAGGCAAGGCTCGGCGGATAAGGTCCATCGACGGCAAATTTCATTCGAGGGCTTGCGCAATTGCGGCAGGACGATGTTATTCTGATCGTCAAGAATCAGTTAACCGTAATGAGTGTGACGCGTAATCGAGGGGCTGGGCAGGCAATGGCGGACAGGATTTCAGCGAAGGGCGTTATACCGGATGACGATTTCGGCAGCGATGCGCTTGATCTGGTTGAAATCACCGGTGTGATCAAATGGTTCGACGTCGCCAAGGGGTTCGGTTTCATCATCCCCGATAATGGCATGCAGGATGTTCTCGTCCATGTCACCTGCCTGCGCCGCGATGGTTATCAGACGGTTCTGGAGGGAGCCCGTGTCGTTGCCCTGATCCAGAAGCGTGACCGCGGCTACCAGGCCTTCCGTATCCTGTCCATGGATCAGTCGACCGCCGTCCATCCGTCGCAATTGCCCCCGGTAAAGACCCACGTTCAAGTGACACCGACCAGCGGGCTGGAGCGTTGCCTCGTCAAATGGTTCAACCGCACCAAGGGCTTCGGTTTCCTCACGCGCGGCGATGGCACCGAGGATATCTTCATTCATATGGAAACGCTGCGCCGCTTCGGACTGACCGAACTGCGGCCGGGACAGACTGTGCTGGTTCGTTTCGGCGATGGCGACAAGGGGCTGATGGCGGCCGAAATCCATCCCGACGTACCGGCGCCAATCGGCCGGGCGCATTGATGAGCGCGCTTTTTTCACGCTTTTATGGAAGCGCCCTCGTGGCGCTTTTTTTGTGCTTTGTTCCATTTTGCGCCGCAGCGGCGAATATCACCTTCGAGACCGCGCCACTGACGATCGTCACATCCGCTGGCCAGATCCACAAATTTACAGTGGAACTGGCGGTTGATGGCGATCAGCGCGCCCACGGGCTGATGGACCGCCGTCATATGCCGCGCGATCACGGCATGCTGTTCGATTTCGGTCAGGCGCGGCAGGTGATGATGTGGATGAAAAACACCTATCTGCCGCTGGATATGCTGTTTATCGCCGGGGACGGCAAGATCGAGACGATCCGGGAAAATGCGGTCCCACTCTCGGAGGCGATTATCGATTCGCGCGTACCCGTCGCATTCGTGCTCGAACTCAATGGTGGAACCGTCCGCCGTCTTGGCATCGCGCCGGGCGATATCGTCGACAACCAGCGCATCTCCGCCACCACGCCCTGATCGGTCAAACCACCCGCCTGTGGGCGAAAGCGCACTCCAGCGGGATTATGCAATTTAGGTGTTGCAGGGGCAGGGGGAAGCGTGTATCTCCCCGCCATCGACGGGTCACGGAGTGTAGCGCAGCCTGGTAGCGCATCTGGTTTGGGACCAGAGGGTCGGGAGTTCGAATCTCTCCACTCCGACCATCGATCGCCTTTGAAAACAAAAAAGATATTGATTTTCAAAGGGCTTTTCACAATCATCCGTTACAAAGCATGTAACAAAGTGGATGATTGCCATGGCCGGAAAGGTCAAAAATCTTCTCAATCGTGACGGACGCTATTTCTCGCGGCTAGTGATTCCCAAAGAGTTGCGGTTGTTCCTCGACAACAAAACCGAACTTCGCGCCGCGCTTGGACCTGACCGGCGCACTGCTATGGCCCGGCACGCTACGGCGCTTGCAGGGCTTCAGGCACAGATAGCGGTCGCTGAACGTCGGGCCTCGATGGCGAAAGGCGAGGCGATCACGCCGGGACGGTATCCGCTGCCGGTGGATCAGATCGCGTTGCGGCATTACAACGAGCGTCTGGCGTTCGATGACCTATTGCGAAACGCAGATCCTCGTTGGGCAGGCGTCGGCATTGACGACCTACGGGTTGCCCTGTTGCGTGACGGCATCGCGGGCAAGCTCAATGACGCCACCCTTGAAACTCTTATTGGCGACGGCATCGAACGTTACCGCCGTCTTGGAAACACGACAGTCGTCCAAGGCTCTGTTGAATGGCGCACCTTGGCCCGCGCCTTGTGCATGTCCGAACTGGAAGCGCTCGCCCGCGTTGCCGAACGCGATGAAGGCGACTTCACCGGCAAGCCCGAAAACCCCATGCTCACCAAGGCCATTGAGGTTGATGAAGTCGCAGCCGACGTGTCCGACGCTGCATTTAACAACCTGACCTTTGAGGCAGTCATTCAAGAGAAAGAACGCCTGACCGGCATGGGGTTAGGCGGCAACACTAAATCGACTGCTACCTTGGAGAAGTATCGTCAGACGGTCTATGATTTCGAGCATCATCGTCGCAGTAAGCGCGTTGCGACTGTCACCCTTGAGGAGGGTGAGGCATGGCGCAACGCCATGCTTGAAGCCGGAAAGCTTTCACGGAAGACCATCCGGGACAAGCTGGCTGCGATCCGAGCCATTCTAACATGGGCGCAAGAGCAAAGCCGTGGAAAGCTCTATCCGGCAACACCGAAGGGCACACCGTTTGACTATCTTGAATTGCCGGTTGCTGAAGTCAAAGACAGCGCCGACCGCACCTATACCATTGAGCAAGCGCGCAAGGTGCTTCAGGCAGCGCGCGAGCAGACCGACCGCCCAAACTTCCGATGGATTCCTTGGCTGCTTGCCTACAGTGGAATGCGCGTTGGCGAAGCTCTCCAATTGGAGAAGGCCGATATTTTCGAACTTCAGGGAAATTGGTTCGCTCATATCCGCGTAGGCGAGGGGCGCACGACCAAGACTCGCAAGGGCCGCAAGGTGCCAATCCATGCGACGCTCATCGCAGAAGGTTTTATTGAATTCGTGCAAACTAGTTCGTCAGGCCCGCTATTTCCCGGTGTCTTTCAGGATCAGCGTATCCGCGAATGGCTCAAGGAAGGTCCATTAAAGGGATACAGCGAAACCCCGCCGCCTAACCACGGTTTCAGGCACCTCTTTGAGGACGCCCTATTTGGCGACGTGAACCACAAAGCGGCCCTTTACATCGTGGGGCGGTCTTCTGGGTCGTCAGCCGACTCTTACGGAGGCAGTGATCACAAGCTGCTGGAGCTCGCAGAGCAAATGCGCAAAGTGAGGATCATTGTGGATATGAATTAATTCCTCAATATAGGATTATTTTCATTTAAGGGGATTCACACCGGATTCCAAGCATGTCAAAATGGTTTCCAGATTAAATTTGGGAACTATGAATGAATTTCGCCTCAGCCATTTCGAACGTTAAGAAAGCCATCGGCTTTCCGACAGAACAGAAGGCGTATTCCCTTTCCGATCCCGGCATTGCAGAACTATTTGGTGCTTTCCCTACCGCTTCTAATATTGAAGTTGGACCGGGAAGCGCCATGTGCGTTCCAGCCGTTCTTCACGCTGTTCGCCATATTTCGGAAAAAGCTGGCGACCTACCTGCAAAAGTCTTTGAACGCAGCACTAAAGAGACAGCCCACGACCATCCCGCCTACAAGCTTGTTCATGATGAGGCGAATGAATGGACGAGCGCAGCGCGGCTTCGCACCGATCTAACAACTGACGCCCTTTTGCATGGCAACGGCTACGCGCTTGTTTCCCGCGCGTCGGATGGCCGTCCGCTTGAACTTCACCAGTTGGCACCCGGCAAGGTGCAAAGTCGTTTTGATGACGACGGCACACCCTTCTATATCGTCTCGGCAGACCGCCGACAGGCCCGCTACGAATACGCCGATATTCTGCATATCCAACCGTTCGGCGGCGTTTCCCCGGTCAAGCTCGGCCGTGAGGCTATCGCCCTTTCCATCGCTTACGAGCGCCACGTCGCCAGCCTGTTCGCCAATGGTGGCCGGCCTTCCGGTATCATTAAGGCGAAGAAGACGCTTGGTGTTGAAGCTTTGAAGAAGCTGGCGGCAAGTTGGTTTAACACACATTCCGGCAGCAACGCAGGCGGAACGGCCGTCCTTGACGAGGAAATGGAATATCAGCAGCTTGCCATGACGCTTGCCGATGCGCAGTTTGCCGAAGGCCGCGTTGAGCAAATCCGCGAAGTCGCCCGCCTGTTCGGGATTCCGCCGACCATGCTTTTCGAGCTTACGCGCGGCACATGGTCGAACACCGAAGAAATGTCCCGGCAGTTCTACACCATGACCTTGAAGCCTTGGCTGACCGCGTGGCAGTGGGCGTATGCCCGTGTGCTTCTCACGCCGGAAGAACGCCAGCAGTTCTATGTCGAGTTCGTCACCGACGATCTTCTCACGACCGACACCGCAGCCCGCGCGACTGCATACGGCCAGTATCGCAGCATGGGCGCAATGACCGCGAACGAAGTCCGTTCCGGCTTGAACCTTGCACCGCACCCTGACGGCGAAAGCCTGTCCAATCCGCATATCACCACGACCCCGAACGCGCCCGCCGAACCGGCGACGGCAAAGGAGAACGCATGAGCGATAACGTAACTCTTCAAATCACTGGAAGCCCGGAAGCCGTATTGCGCGTGCTTGCTGGACTCAAGTCGTCGGAACAAGAAAAGCGGCTGCCTTGGTGGATGACGGAAACGCCGTGGTTCGAGCGCCACGGCAAGCTTACCCCGGCGCAAGCTGCAGATTTGGAAGCTGGCACTTATGGCACCGGCAGGCGGCGCTAATGAACCACACCGCTTTCTTCGGTGACGCGACCTACATCTTCGCACTCACCGACCCCATGATTGAAGAACTCCAGCGCAAGACCGGCGTCGGTATTGGCGTGCTTTACCTTCGCGTCGTCAATTCGCAGTTTCATGTTGCCGACCTTACCGAAGTCATCCGGCTTGGCCTGATCGGTGGCGGGACTTCCCCGACGACCGCGCAACGCCTGATCGACGCCTATGCCGTCAATCGTCCGTTCGATGAAACCTTCCCGCTTGCCCTCGACATTCTGGACGCCCGTTGGAACGGGAACGCCGAAGTCAGCCAGGGCGACGAGGTGGTCGAATGAAGAACCACGATGTTGTTCTGAAGGCGACCGTTTCCAGCGATGAGGCTGGCACTGTGACCGGTATCGCATGGCCGTTCAATGGCCCGGATACCGAAGGCGACATTATCCAGAAGGGCGCGTTCGATTTCGTGACTGACGTTCCTATGGTCATGGAGCATGACGGACGCAAGATTGTCGGCGTTTGGAAATCTTACAAAGAAACCGACGCGGGCCTTGAGGTTACGGGCCGCCTGTTCCTTGAGGCAAGCGCACCCGCTCGCGAAGCGCACCGCCTTCTCCGCAAGTCTGTCATGTCCGGCCTGTCAATTAGCGGTCCCATCACAGCTAGCGAAGCACTGCCGACCCGTGGCCGGAACATCACCAAGCTCACCATCAACGAAATCTCTCTTTGCAGGCGTCCGGTCAATTCCGGCGCTCGCGTCACCATCGTCAAATCCATCAATGAGGAAAACCATATGGAAAACGAACTTGAGACTGCACCGGAAGCCAAGCCGGACCCGGTTATTGCCCCTGAAGAACTGAAGGTTATCAAGGCCCGCCTCGATAGCATCGAAGCCAAGGCGAACCGCCTTCGCGGCGCGAACAACAACCAGCCGGAAGCCGGAAACGACAACACCGTCCGCAAGGCGTTCGCCGACTTCCTTCGCGGCACCATCGATAACTCCTGTGAGGTGCGCAAGGCGCTTACAGTTGCCGGTGACGCGCCGAGCCATATCCTCGCACCGGAAGAAACGTCCGGCGAATTTATCCGCAACCTTGTCGAGTTCTCGCCTGTCCGCAGCATCGCCGATGTTCGCACGACCGGCTCACATACCGTCATGCTGCCGAAGCGTCTCACTGTCACGAATGCAAAGTGGAAGGGCGAAGCTGTCGCGTCGGAAGCATCCGAACCGACCTTCGACCAGATGGAAATTTCCATCAAGGAAGCGACCACGCACGTCGATATCGGCAACTGGCTGATCGAAGACGCTTCCGCTGACGTGGAAGCCGAAGTCCGGCTTGCACTGGCTGAAGACTTCGCCGCCAAGGAAGGTCTCGCTTTCGTCAACGGCAGCACTGCCGTCGAACCGAAGGGCTTCATGGCCGAAGCTGGCATTACGTCCGGCTTGAACGGCCATGCTGCCAACCTTTCCGCCGACGCCTTTATCTCGCTCATGTATTCGCTGCCTGCGGTTTATCGCAATCGCGGCACGTGGGCCATGAACGGCACGACGCTCGCAGCCGTGCGGAAGCTGAAGGACGGACAGGGCAACTATCTCTGGCAGCCCGCATTCGTTGCAGGCCAGCCGGAAACCATCCTTGGCCGCCCGGTTGTCGAACTGATCAACATGCCGGACATCGCCGCGAACGCCTTTCCGATCATCTTCGGCGACTTCAAAGCCGGTTATCGTATCTATGACCGTATCGAACTGGCTGTTCGCCCGAACCCATATCTTCTGGCAACGGAAGGGCTTGTCCGCTTCCATGCCCGTCGCCGCGTCGGCGCTGGCGTCGTTCGCCCGGAAGTCTTCCGCAAGCTGAAGATGGCGACCGCATAACCATGACCTTCAGGCTCGCATACGACGAATTCACGCTTGAGCACGGTGGCAACACCGTGACCTTGCGCCCGTCGTTGCGGGCCGCGTCCTACCTTGAAGCCAGGTATGGCTTCGACACCCTCTTTAGGCACGTCCTTGAATTCAATCTCACGACCATCCGCGAAATCATCCTTGCCGCATCCCAAGCGCGGCAAGATGCAGCAGCTTTCTTGTCTAGCCTTGCAGGAAAGCCGCTTTCCCTCATCCATAACGTTGTCACGGCACCCGTCGATGATCTCTGCCACGCCTTCATTCCGGCAGCGGAACCGAACGGCAAGCCCGCGACCGGTGAGCCTATACCGTGGCCTGAAGTCTATCGCGAGCTTTACCGCACCGCGACCGGCTGGCTTGGCTGGACGCCCGCCGAAGCTTGGGCTGCGACACCGACCGAAATCAATGAAGCTTACAAGGGACACCTTGCCAAGCTCCAAGCCATCCACGGCAGCGGCGAAGCCCAAAGCAACGAAGATAAGCCTGTTAAACAAACCGACCCGGACTTCGACCGCAACGCCCTTGAAACACTTAGGGGAAGCATCGTGAGGGCTGGCCGATGAGCAAACCGCCTTACCTTTGCAACTGCGGTAAAAAAGTCGATCATGGCACCCGCTGCTCTTGCCAGATCACAGCGACCCGCGAACGCAACGCCCGCCATGATGCCAAGCGCCCTTCAGCGCGTGAGCGCGGCTATAACCATGAGTGGCGCAAGACCCGCGCCGAATACCTCACCAAGCACCCACATTGCCGTATGTGCGCAAAGAGCGGTCTCATCCGGCTCGCAACCGTGGTTGACCACATTACCCCGCACCGTGGCGATAAGCGCCTCTTTTGGTCTCGCTCCAACTGGCAGCCCCTTTGCGCACCGTGTCATAACAGCACCAAGCAGCGGCAGGAGCGCAGTCTATGAGCTCATCGCTGAAGCCGATTCCTTCGCTCCGCAAGAAGCTCGTGTTCGACAAGACGCTTTCCAGCGTCAGTGAGACCTGTTTCGTCAGTCAAGCCGAGCTCCCGACATTTCCGGTCGACGTCGTTCGGAAGGGTGGCGCTCTCGTGGTCGTAGAGACGCACGAGACTGTCCCATTCGTTGTAAGTGAAGTCCCATCTAGTCGTCATAATGTGCCTCTCCCTGTCGAACCGATCAACGATAGCACGCTCTCGCCTTTCGAAGGAGTCGAACAGTCTAACACTGAGCGCGCGCGCCAACTCGACAAACAAGAGTTCGAAGCAGAATGCAAAGCAGCCCGCGACCGCGCGCTTGCCTATGCCAACTACTGCCGGAAGGCAGAGAGGCAGAGAATCCGTCAGTGGATCGATAGCGAGAAAGCTGTCGGGAACACGTTCAACCAACTCAGCATCTCCGACCGCGCGCACCGACATACCGTCAACGGCGAAACGCGCACCGTCACCGAATGGGCGAACCGCATCGGCATCTCAAATGCCGCTTTGCTTAGCCGCCGCCGTAGACTTGGTTCGATGGAAGCAGCGGTGGCATTCACACCACAAGGCAGATGGGCAAAGCAGCCCGAACCGGGGGTGGTCTCCAATTTGCCAGCCAGCGAGGGGACCGGCGGGGGGAGGCTCTTACAAGAGAGTCCCGAAATAACTTTTTCTGAAAAGGCCGAAATCGCATGAGCATTGTTACTCTGCCGCTGTTGAAATCGCAGCTTAACCTTGACCACGACACCGACGACGCGCTGCTTTCCCACAAGATCGCAGCCGCTGAAGACTGGACTTCCGCCTATCTCGGCAAGCCCTTGTCCGACTTCGATCCAGTCCCGGCTGGCATCGTGGAAGCCGTTCTTCAGCTTGCCGCACACCTTTATGAGAACCGGGAAGCAGTGCTTATCGGCGTGAATGCCTACGATTTGCCCTATGGCGTGACCGATTTCTTGCGTCCTCACCGCGTGGAAGTGACCGGCTATGTCGCGGAATAAGCGTCTTTCCCAGCAGTCGGACGAGCTTGCGAAGCGCCTTTCGGCCATCCCGCAAGAGATTTTGGACGCCATTCGCCCATCGCTCATTCGCTCCGGTGAGGAAGTTGCCGGGAACATGCGCGCCCTTGCCGAAGGTTCGCGCGATACCGGCGCGCTGATCGAAAGCATCGAAGTGACCGGCCCCGGCGAAACCACGCCCGCCTATGCGGCAGGCGGCGGAAAGCGAACGGCTCATGCAAATCAGGTGCTCGTTACCGTGGGGAATGAGGACGTTCGGCACGGCCATCTTATCGAGTTCGGCACCGTCAAAATCGAAGCACAGCCGTTTATGCTGCCCGGTTTTCGACTTGCAAAGCCGCGCATCGAACGTCGTATCACCCGCGCCATCACCAACGCCCTGAAGCAGAAACCTGCCGCCAATGATTGAGCCTAGCCTAGCCCTTGCAGCCGCTATCGGAAATACGCTTGCCGCAACTCCGGCAGTCACCGCGCTTGTGGACGCGAACAATATTCGCGGTGGTTCGATGCGGCCTGAAGACTTCCCTTGCATCATCGCCAGCGGCGGACAGACGATCTTTCTCGGCAATGCGTCCGGCTCGCAGTATGTCGCCCGCGTTTTCGTGGATCTCCATATTTGGGCCAATGATGACGGTGCCGACACAGCCAAAGCCATCGGCTTCGCAGTTTGCAACGCCTTGCGAAAGGCGCCTGGCACTACCGGCTTCTCGATTGATGAATTCAGCCTGCCTGCCGTCCATTGGATGCGCGACCCGGACCCGGCATTGAACTACGCCCACGGCGTTATCAACGTCGAAGCCGTTGTTCGGTGGAGCATTTAATGCGCGCCGGAAAGCTTGATCGCACTATCGGCCTTGAACGTTTGACGAAAACGTTGAACGGGAACCGGACGCCGGTTTCCGCCTGGACGAATATTGCAACGATCCGCGCCGAAGTTGTGCAGCAGTCGGCGAACGAATTTCTTTCCAGCTTTGGTGAGGCAGAGAACTGCGCCATCATTTTCCGCGTCCGGTATCTGCCGGGCATCTCGACCGCCGACCGCGTGACTTACAACGGCACCGCCTATGACCTTGAGGAAATCAAGGAAATCGGCAGGCGGCGCGGCCTTGAGCTTAGGGCGGTTGCCACGACATGACGCATCTTCGCGGTATCAAGCCCGCGCTTTCCCCTGATCGCGAACCGCTCACGAAAGCACCGCCCGCGCCGAAGCATCTTTCCGCGTATGCTCGTGAGGAATGGAAGCGGATCATGCCGCGCCTTGTGCAAGACCGTATCGTAACGAAAGCCGACCTTGGCGGGGTGGAAGACTACTGCCGCGCGCGTGGTTTGGTGCGCGAACTAGAAATCCAGCTTCGCAACGCAGCCGGTGAAATCGACATGAAGCTGTGCCGGTTGCAGGATAGGGCGATGCAGACCGCCCGGCAGCTTGCCGCCGAATATGGCTTGTCGCCGGTATCGCGCGCCCGCGTCGGCACGGTTGCCAGCGACAGCGCCGACGAATTCGACCCGTTGGGGGCGCTTTGATGGCAAGCACCTTCCCGGAATGGGTCTACGACAATTCTCCCATAGACGACCCGCTCGGCCACGGTGAGCGCGCCGTGAAGTTCTTGCGCCGTCTTCGGCATCCGGCAGCAAACAGCAACGCGCCGAAGGCCGCAAACGACAACCCGCACCCGCACGCTTTCCAGCTTCACGAATGGCAGGAGCGTATCGTTCGGCGCGTCTATGGACCTCGGCACCCGGACGGCAGGCGTATTGTCGAAACCGTCTTCTGGATGATTCCCCGCGGCAACCGCAAGACCAGCTTAGCCGCGGCGCTTGCGCTGTTGCACACTATCGGGCCGGAACGTGTTCGCGCCGGACAGGTGATCTTCGCCGCGTCGGATCGTGAGCAAGCCGGTCTAGGCTTCAAGGAAGCCGCGAACATCGTCCGTATGGACAAGCGCCTTGTGACCGCGACCCGCATTTATGACGCCCACAACAGCGCCAAGAAGATCGTCTTCAAGGCCGAAGGCGTCGAGCTTCAGGCTATTTCGAGCGACGGCGCGGCACAGCACGGCAAGACACCTGCGTTCGTGCTTGTCGATGAAATCCACGTCTGGAAGGGCCGCGACCTTTGGGAAGCGCTGAAGTCCGGCATG